AGCTATTGCCGTCCGCTTTGATGTAGCCGATGTACTGGTAGTTCTCCCAGTTGTCGGGGCCGTTGAGGACGGAAACGAAGAAGGGCGTCTTCTTCGGGTTCTCAGCTGCCTCGTCGCCGTCCTCGATCTTCTGGTTGATCTTAAAAGTGAAGTGCGTGTCGGTCTTCGCCGACGAGATGGTGATCGTCGCCTTGCCGCCCTTGATAAAATCAAGAGCGTCAGCGGCAGTTTCAAATCCTTGATGGCTATTCATTACGCTGCTCCCTTCTCGGCTAATTTATGCGCCAGGCAGTTTGCTTCGAGCAGGCCGTTGGCCGGGTCCGGTGCAAAGATGCGCTTGAAGGTTTCCCAGCTCAAGGGAGCGACGTCGTCTTGCACGCAGCTTTTAGTATGCAGAATAAAAGTAGCCATGCGATCGGGATCGTCGGTCATAAAGTGACCAGGCGAAAGCTCGATCACAAAACCGGCGTCGGTCTGCTCGACGCGCCAGCTGGGATGGCCTTTAACATTCTCAGCAGCAAAATCGCGGGCCGCGAAGAAGTCTTCGAAAGTTTTAATTTGTTTGGTCATGTCAGTCTCCGTTTCGGTTAAGGTGCATGCACCTTAATTTATCATGCACTGATTGTCAAGTGCTGAGTCCAAAATAATTAGCGGGGCGGCAGAGCGATTTCGGAGACCAACCTGCCGCCCCTATAGCGCAGGGTCTGGGTAGGGTCCGCGCTAATCTTTTGTAAGTGCTCTGCCGTCGTTTAAACTACCTGGGTACACTGCCCTCCATTGGCCAGCTGCGATCATAGTGGGTGACGTCGGATATCGCTCCGTCGCAAATACTAAATTCCCCACGTGATCAGACACACAGCTATCTCCATAAACATATTCAACGGAGGTGTCAGTCAGCTCCACTTTATAATAATATTTACCCGGCGCTTTCTCTAATTCCATGATAATCTCCTAGTCGAGTTCTGCCCAGTTGGGGCCAATGCCGCCTTCGACCAGGCGCTCGATCGGAGCCCCAGGGAAGACGTCTAAATATCCTTGTGTCATATCGTGCTCCATCAGCTTCAAACAATTCCTGGCGTCGCGCTTAGCCGCCTCGTCGATCAGAGCATCGTGGATCGTCGCGATCATGCGCGTCATCTTCTGGCGGCCATTACCGCGGGC